GTGCCAGCACCCGTAACGGCTGTTTTGTTTAGTTCATAATAAGTAGAACCGCCAAAAGTGCCTTGATTGACCGACCCGTTCAAATAGTAATTGACCGATGCACCACCACCACCACCGTTGGTTGGAAGAGTAGCTAAAACGCCATCGCCCCTTATGTATTGGGAAGCCGTTCCTGCACCTGTTACGGCTATATCGCCACTTGTCGTTATTGGGCTATTGGCTACCGTAAAAGCCGAAGGCATGGTTAAGCCAACCGATGTAACCGTACCACCACCGCCACCGCCTGAACTGTTTATTACGTATGGGTCGGCAACCGTTCCGCTACCTGTTATTGTTATGTTTGTACCTGCTTCAATTAGCCCTGCAATATCGCCTGCACTAATTAAAAGAAAATCGCCTTGCTCATTCAGAAAATAAGAGGCATTACCACTATCCGAAATGCCAATGCAATCTTTAACGTCTTGGCAAGTTTTAATAACGTCTGAATTGCGTGGAGGCGTAACACATTTCGCATCGCCTTGTACGAATACTATCGTTTCGGTAATAAATGTAGCATTGGCTATATTTAGGTTTGAGCTACTCGCCTGTTTATAAATAAATGCATTCCAATTGCCCAACACGTTCAACCGTACTTCTCCAGCCAACGGGTCTGGAGCGACAGCGCCAGTGTCCACCACCTCAATAATAGGTTTTAATGCACTCCCTTTATTTTCGAATATAGAGTAGACTATATCGTTGTTGAATGGATTTACAAACTTAATTAAAAAATAGCCTAAGCTATTGTTATAAGTCAGTTTGACCTTCCTCGTACTGTTTTGAACGACGCTGAACATATTCTGAATCTAGTAAATCGTATAACTGTTTTTTCGGTTTCTTGGCCTTATAGCCTACACTTGTGATTTTAAAGCCGTATCCATCGGTACGCAAATCGCATCCACAATTATCGTAATAAGGGGAAAAGCATTCTTTGTTTTTAGACAGAAATATCTTCAAGTCTTGTTCATAACTTAAAGCATCCTGTTCTGCTTGCTTTATTAATTCGCCCAATCGTTTATCGCTTATCACATCGCTGTTGTCTTCTTTGTAGGTACGTAAACCTTTTTCGGTACTGTCTATATTGGCTGAATTTAAGAACCTAGAATAAGCACGAAAAGCCAGTGTCGGGGCAATCGCATCTAATAAGTTTTGATAATCGGTTTGGATTGTTTCGCTGTCAATTTGCGCCACTAGCTCCTCAAATAAATCTTGGCAAAGTAATGGCTTTATAAACCTATCCTGAGCCACCATGATTGCTCTCGTTAGCTTTTCCGCATCAATATCTAAGGCAATGTCCACCCACTCGTAAATGGTATCTATGCTGATTAATAACGTCCTGCAACTCATATTATGTAGCCTAAGTTTTTAAGTGCCAAATCTCTTTTATTGCCGCATTCGGTTTCGCCGTTCATTACAACCGCATCGGTCTCAAAATCTAACAAGCGATTAATTGCTGAAATAATTTGACCTGCTATCCTGTACTCTTTACTTCCCCATTCGTTTTTGTTTGTGTTTAGCAAGTGAAGGTTTCTTTGTATAGGTTGTTTGCTATACCCAAGCGCCTTGCAGCAATCGCTTTCCCCCCATGTTTGAAGCTCTTTATAGGTCATGTTTACAAGGCTGTGATACTCCCGATACCTTGCTGAAATTTCTTCTTTGCTTAAATTCAAAGGAGTGTCGAATAATTGCGCAAACTTGTTTAGTTGAGTTGCAATTACATCTGTTTGGGTAGGCTGTGCGGCCACTAATTCGACATCGTAATTATCCTGGATCCACAATCTTTTTTCCTCTGTGGTCAAAGCATTTAGTACATAGTCGGGCAAATCTACCACCAATGACAGCGGCCTGATTGTAATAGTGCTAACATCAAAAGGCACATTCCAATATTTCATCACATACTGCAATGCCCGTTCTAGGTCTCTTTGCGGCTCATTCACGTTTTGCTGCAGCATCTTAATTGCATTAATCAAAATGTTGTTGTTGCCTAGTGAAGAGCTTTGGTCGATACCGATTAAAACGGGGTGGACACCCACCGCCATGCAGATATTTTGCTGTACCTGTTTGATGAACGCTTCCGAGATTTTGTCGTTATAATTGTTGGGGAACGGAACGACTTTTGGCATAGAATCGGCATCCCTCGACCATGTAACCAATGCACTGCCAGCCGCTTCGCCACCTGTCATGGAGCGCAAATCTTCATCGAACTGCTCGCCAATTGTAGTAAACCTTTCGCCTTTTTCGTCCAATTGAATTTTTTCGTCGGGGTCGCCTATCATTTGGATAAGCACCGACTGATAAAAATTGTTATCAACTAGCCTTTCTCGATACGTTCCCGTTTTGGCATCGGCCACAATATCCTGCATGGCCGAATAGTAGTCGGGAACTGGATAAAAACGATTGTTTATTTTCGTTTCGGCAAACCAAAAAATCTGCCCTTTGTACAAGTCTTTTTCGGCGGCGTACTGCTCCGCTACTTTTGCAGGGTCGAATACATCATAAAACTTGGTTTGGTTTTTCTTAAAATCTGATAAGCCATAAAAAGGATTGACCGCTATTTTAGCGACGTTGCCTTTGTCGTCGGGTATCTGCAATCTACACGTCTCAAAAGGAATGTGTTTTATTTCAAGTATCTTGAAAAGCTGGTTGTATGTAATGTGCAAAGCGAATCCACGAAGCAAAGTATAGTCTTCTACTATCTTTTTTAGGAGCGTGTCCATCGTTTCGCCCTCGCTGTTTACTTTTAATTTGGCAACCGCTTCATCTGCAAAACCATCGCCAGCTATGTATTTTTTTAACTTTGAAAGTGTGGCCGTGGAAACTGGAGAATCATAAACGGCCTCTGTAAGTCTAAGGGGAAAATCATTGGTTTTTCCGTATGGAAGTATATCGTTTGACTTGTCTTGCTTTGCGATGGGGGCAAGCCCTCGAAATAAATTATAAAAACGTGCTATTGACATCGATACCGAAGTTGTTCGGTACGAATTTAAACTTTTCGCTTTCTTCTGCCTTTATTTGTGCATAGGTTTGCAACATTTCATCCTGATTAAAATTCATTTTTGCACTACTGTTTCGGTATTTCCTATCAATATCGGCTCTTATTGATGTGAAATGGTGCATCAAAATTTCCGTTGTCGGGAATAAATGACTAATCAAATGGTTTGTCGTTCGGGTTGGGTCACAGTAGTATGGGTATTTCTGAAAGCCAATTTGCGTGGTGGTCTCGATTTTGTGAATAAATGGCACATAGTACTCTTCTAAATTTACCTTTGCCAGCAATGGGCTTTTTTCGTAGGCCTGAATGTAGCAGGCTGATGCATGGTAATTGTTTTTGATTATTTTTTTCCATGCGTTTCCGAATTGGAATGTGTCATAGTATTCGTCACAATCGAGAAATACAAAGTGGGTAAAGCCTAATTGCCTTGCTAGTTCTAAGCCTAAACTTCGCTTGTTAGTTTCGTTCTTACATCCATTTAGCCGTTCTCCTGTAATGGTAGGTTTAAACGCGATAATGTGTTGAATAAAGCCTTTTTCGTGCAATCTTAAGACTTCGTTTTTACCGCCTTCATAGTACTCCCCCCAGTTGCTTGTCGTTTGCACAACCGCTATCACCGTGTCCACTACGGGTAAAATTTGACGAATAGAACCTTCTAAAAGTTCTTCACCATCAAATACGTTAAAAATTGCCGCTAGTTTATTCATTACCATTTTCCTTTTATGCAATCACACTCTTTGCAAGCTGTTTTAGCCTTAATAACGCACCCACAAGCCGTGCAAATTCCTTTCTTATTGTAAGCACATTCCGAGCAAATATGCCGTCTATACCTAGTTATTTCGTTCGGCTTTTGAAATAGCCAATTAAACCAACCGCTTAAAATTCGATAAACAAAACGCCACGCCTTGCGCCAATGGCTGTTTTGGGATTGTTGTACCATGCCTTGTATTGTTTAAAATTAGCTTGCAAAGTAGGCTCTATCCACTCATAAGTGAAGTCTTGACCGTTATAACTGTCATAACCTAAATCTGAGTTCGGCACTACCCAATCATGTATGGCAATTATTCCGCTTTTGTCACTTTGACCTATGGCTTGCAATTCATCTATCAATGGGCAGTCGTTTTGCCAATGCGCATCTAGGAAAAAAAACACCTTCTTTTCTTTGATTTCAGATAGCACGTTATAAATTTCGGTGGCCGAACTGCCTAAATACTGCTTAACATTTTCGCATCCAATTAAATGCTGTTTTGCTTTGTCGAAATTTTCTTGCAAAAACTCGATGGTATAAACCTTATCAAACATTTGAGCAAAGCGTTTCGTACTGCCACCCAAATATGTGCCAGTCTCTACACATACCTTTATGCCTTTTTTGGCTTTGGTAATTTCCTGAGCCAGCGATTCATCGCCCTCAAACCCTTGTAAATTTCTTAGAATGTACTCCTGTGGCCTCATAATCCTTGTCTAAATAATAGTGAATGTTCATTGTCTTTATAATCTGCAACAATGCCGTTTGGTGGAAAAGCACAATCATATCCGCTTAAATGGTAAGCTAAACTTACGGCTGTTTGGTCTTGCCGTGCATGCAAATAACGAGGGTCTGCGCTTCCATTTGCGTGGTCTCGTGGTGTATCAAATACACCTACATTGAATGCTTGTTCTACATAGTGCCAAAACTTTTGACCTTTGTCGGTAAGTAGATTAAAGCCAAAAATACACGTCCACATTTCGGGCAATAACTCCGCTTCATCTCGGTTTAATTTACCAAAAACCAAATCATTGTCATTGCATGTTTGCGCTAAATTATATCCTGACTGAATGAAAAACCCCCCATCATGGTTTAGTTTGTCCATCAATTCGTTTGGACTTCTTGTAAACCACAAAGAACAGTCAAGCCAAATAATGTGCGTATAGCCTTGTTCAATGGCTTTTTTTAAGGCATGGTATTTAATACGGTATGGTTTGCTAGTGTCCATATCTGCAAACGGTTCACGTGTAAATAACATTTCATGAGAGCACCCGTGATAAATCATTGACCTTTCTAGCCGTTCACTACCTTTTGGATACCATGCCCCAAAACCTGCATTAACAAAAGCACTTTTAATACTACAATCCATATTTTTGATTATGTGGAATTTTATTGGAATATCGGTAATGAAACAACGGTCTTTCGATGTTATACTCCTTAGTTAAAAACGTGTTAAGCCTGTTGGCATAATCCATATCTTCACCATATCGAATATCTTTAAAACCTGCTAAAATAGCTTTTGAACGTAGCACTGGGTTAAAATGGATTATCGGACGTACATAGTCAAAACCGTGCATGCGTTCCGAAATAGGATAGCCCAACCTATGCACCCATGTTTGCAAGTTATAACCGTTGGTAGTCATAAATCCATTTATGCCCATGCAATCGGCATCGGTAGCAATACCTTTGAATATTTCAGATACATACCAATTGTATGGCATATCGTCATCGTCAAAATATACTATCCATTTGCCCTGCGACAGTTCTAATAAGGCTTGCCTTTTTCGGCCAATGCTCATTTCTTTGCCTGTGCAATCGGTTAAAACTTCTAGGTTGTACCCTTTGCCGATACGGTGAAACGTAGCAAGCAGTTCCTTAAGCTGATTTGCTCTTTCGGGTATAGAACAAATTAAAATTGATAAATCAAAAGCCATTTTGTTTCATCCAATTAACGTGCGGTTGCGATTCTCTGCTTTGTGGTTTTGGTTTGTCTTTTGCCCATAAAGTATAGGCTTCTAAACCTTGATTCCATGTCTTGTCGTTTCGGTCGTTCAACTCATCCTTTGCGCTGCCACCTGTGGAATAGTGGTAGTGCTTTATCGTAATGTCGTTCCTGAACTGTAACCTGCCCTCAATTTCCGCTTCATGAGTTATGTGGGTATCTGCAAACATGTGGCTGTATTGCGGCGGGTAAATATAGCCTTTGTTTTGATAGTACACTGCCCCCATTATTGGCAAAGTTACTATCCAATTTTGCACCCCATCGTAAGTCTTTAACAATCCTTCCGCATCCACCGCATCACGAATTAAATCCAAATCGCATGGAATAGGGAAATCGTCTGACAAAGCTATTATTATATCGCTTTCTTTAAACTTTGACGATAGCACCTGAGCGGCCAAATTAAACGCTGAAATAGCTGTTTTGCTAGGTACTACCAATGTGGGCAAATGCCTGTAATCGTGCAACTGGTCGGCTTCTATGGCTACCGTATAGCTATCGCCCATACTTAACAACTGCGACCAGTTCCGGTACGTTTGTTCAGCCTGCGAAGCCCTGCCACGGCTTGCGTGGATAATGTGAATATTTCTCATATATGCTTGCAAGTTACTTCTAGGTTTAAATTAAGCCAATACGAAAACATCCTTTCCAAAACAAAAGCGTGGAAAGGGTAGTAAGGTACGCCCATGTCGTGAACAAATTTGTCTCGTAAATTTTCATGAGTGGCAAACCGTTTTTCCTGATAAGGGTATCGGCTGTCTTTCCATATTGCTTGATACAATTCAGCGTTTTTTTTATCGCTCATCAACGCTATGCAAGGCTTCAATAATTCATTCACAAACCTTTCGTAAACGGTCGAACGTGCAAAGAAGGCATTTCTATACACTACAAATCTAAACGTCTCTAAAGGGTTGTATTCGTGTCCTAATAGCCTGAATAATTCACGAAAACAAACGTCAATGCCTTTATGAACTTTTTCGGCATGCAGAAACATTTGTGTATTGGTTTGATAGCCAAAAAACGACACTACATCGCTATCGCCAAAACTAGCTTCTATTTCCGCTTGAGTTATGGGCTTAAGTTCTTTATTGATAGTATCTGAAAAAAACTTGTGAGAAAGCACCGCAAAGTAATCGGATCCATAATGCAACCCTTTTTCGATAGCATCGACCATGACACTGTTCTCAAAAAAAGGAGATACGGTATCTGTATAGTACGTATCAGCAAAGCTAGCATCTATGTGAGCCTTGCTTTTTTCGTCAAACGCGATGCAAAGTGCTTTATAGTTTGCCACAACCTTTTAAATATTTTACTATGGCAGGTTTGATATTGCCCTTCCACTTGCAAACAGAACATGAAACATTTTCGTTTATTAGTTGGCCGTACATCCAACAAGCCTGCATGATTAGTTGCTGGCTTTCTTTATTGGCTTCACAACTTGCATCGTTAGGAATTTGAATGTAAAGGTTGTATAATTCGTCTGCGCTCATTGTTGCAATCGTTCGCACAAATATAGGCAAAAAAAATAGGAGGCAAAACCCCCTATCTTTCTAACTAATTACCCTTAACTATTTAAAACACACATGCAAAGATAATCAAAAAAAATAGGGAGCAAAACTCCCTACCTTTTCCAACTAAATTTTAAAACTATGAAAACTTAAATCAAAGCTACAATAAACTTTCGAGTTTAGCCTCGTTACCACCAGTCAAATTTAACCTTCTAGGTTTCTTTTTTTCTTGGCCGGTAAAGGTCAAAGTGTCGCTCGTATCGGTTGCCGCTTCCGTTCCCGAAGTTTGTGCATAAGCCGTTACTTCCATGCCGTTTTCCAAGCCATAAGCAAACCAGCCTCCATTGTTATCCTTATTAAAGATAACGACATCGGTTGTCATCAAGTCTTCAATTACGGAATCGTCGGCGGGTGTACTTGCATACAATTTGCCGACAAAAACGTGTTCAAAGAATTTGTTAGCACCTGCCTGAACAACTCCATTTACTGATTTGCTGTTGCCCCTTTTTTGGCCTACAAACTTGTAAACCTTAGTATAGGCATCCAAAACTATGTTAGTAATAAAACCGCTTGCTTCCGTATATGAAGCGATGTTGCTCAAAGAAACAGCGTAAAAGGTCTTACTTACACCCCCTACACTTTTCAAATTTGAACAGTCTATGGAGATACCTCCAGTTAATAAGCATTCTGCCATGTCGTTTGGTTTAAAAGGTTAAAGCCCCTATTTCTAGGGGCTGTAATTATTTAGCTTGCAGCACCGTAAGAAACTACTTGCAAGTCGCAGTGGGCGTATTGGTAACCAAGTTTAAATTGGTTTTCAATGTAGTACGTTCTGTCTTTCTTCTCGTACCAGGCGCTTATGCCGTCTATGTCGGCCGCTTGTGAAACTCCTATCCAGTGATTGTCGGGAGTAGTGTATATGATGCGTGAGGGGTTGCCCAATGAATAAACTGAAATTTCGTTGTCCCAGTTGTACATCGGCACTACTTCGATACCTCTGTAATAAAGTCTTACTTGACCTTCAACTAGCAACCTAACGCCATTGGCAGTTGCATCTGAAGTTTCCAAGTACTTCATAAAATTTTCGTAAATGTTGCCAGTTACCAAAAAGACTTTTGAAGTGGCGGCTACTTGCTTAAGGATTATTGGGGCTTGCACATAAGCGTTTTCCAAATAATCTACAGCACGAGTTCCAGCAGTTTGATTAAGTGTAGCGATGTTGTCTACTCTTTTAACACAGTAGCTATCTTGTACACCTGCGAATAAACGAGTCCAAACGCCAGTCATCCCGTTTAAGTTGGCATTGGCTGAGCCTGCATTACCGAACCAAAACAAACGGCTAAGGTCAGACTTAAAGCCTGGAGTAAGTAGGCTCAAAATCAACCGCTCGGCGTCGGTTCCTGAAAGGTCGTTAATATCGTTGCCAGTCTTAAGCCACTCTTCGGTGAATTGGTTTTCAAATTCCGACTTGCAAGCCGAAACGAAAAATTCCATTTCTTGAAGCTCAAGTGTACGGTTAGTCAAAGCACCTGTGCCACTTGCCGTTCTTGCATCGCAGTTGGTTGCCTTCTTAATTATGTTTGACATGGCCGCCCCAAGTGTGATTTGCCACTTGTTCTTGATGCCTGTCTTTACATTGAAAAAAGAAAGAAAATCGGGAGACTGAACAATGGGTTTGATAAGCACATCGGTTGCGATTTGCCCATCCCATGTGTAGTTGAATGATTGAGTGATTGCCATTTTGTTTGTTGTTTGGTTTGGTTGAAATTATTTATGAACGTACATTTTCTGCGAGTACTGACTTTGCCCAGCCTGATAGTGGCGATTCGCTTACCACTTCTTTGCTGTCAATAGCTTTAAAGGTTTTTACAAATTTTGCTTTAGGCTCTTCACCTGCAGGTAGTTTTGCCATTACCGCTTCGATTTTAGCGTTTAGTTCAGTTAGTACCGTTTCGCTGCTTGCCTTCATTTCGGCAGCCGATTTTGTCAAAGCCTCTATTTCAGATTTCAAAGCTGCGTTTTCTGCTTGCAAGGCTTCTACTTCTGTTTTTGCTTGAGCGGCTGGCATAACCTCGGTAATTGCACCGCCTGTTACCACTATGCCAGTACCATCAGCCAAAGTGTATTCGCCATCTGTCAAAGGTACATAAGTACCATCTTCGGCAATGGTATAGATAGAAGCACCCAAGATATCACCTTCCGTTTCAATGAAAACAGCTGTGCCATCTTCCAACGTGGTGTCGATGTTTTTGGGCTTAAGGATAGCGGTTATGCTATTCTTAATAGATTTGAACTCGGACTTGATTAAGTCCAAAAGGGGTTTATCCATTTTGTTTGTATTTGGTTTTGGTTGAAAATATGCAACTGCCTTGTATTGGGCTTCGTTTACCACTTTGACAAAGCCAGCGGTTTGCGCTCCTTCGGCTGTGTAGTAAGTTTCATTGTCCATAAGTGTCCACAATTCGTCTTCACTTATGTTGGTCTTTTCCTTATAAACTTTTACAAGTTCCTTTTTGATTGTATCTAAATGCTCCGCTGTTTGTCGCAATGTATTGGCATCGCCTTCAACCCCAACAAAGGGGTTATGTATCATGAACGATGCTGTCTTGTTCATGCTTACTTCATCGCCTGCCAATGCAATAAGCGTAGCGATGGAAGCGCAAAAGCCCTCTATTAAGGTATTGATTTTAAAGCCTGAATTTTTGAGAAGGTTGTAAATCGTGTAACCCTCGTACACCTCGCCACCCGGGCTACTCATGTGGACGTTTACATAATCCGCCTTTTTCTTTTTGGCTTCTTCAAGTTGGCTTTTTACGTATTCGGCTGTTACACCGCCTTCGCCAATTGCACCGTATATGTATAAATCATACAACATGTACCAAAAGTACATGCCATATAAAAAAAATTAGTTAATTAGTGTTGCATGGCTTCGCACACTAAAATTCTTTGCGTATTCTGAAAAGTTTGTATCGGCTGATTTTAAATTTTTTCATGGTGTCTTTGGAAGCCATCCGCAATGGGCTGTATTCTTCTTTGTAAAAATCTAGTCGGCTTTGGAAATAGGTAAAAACTTCAAAATGATGTTCCTTAATGAAATTCGTTATGCCATTCCTCATTAAAATAGTCGCCACCCTTTGACCTTGGCATTCTGGACATTCTTGTTCAATTAATTTCGCAATATAACTCATGCTTTTAAACGTGCTTTGTTTTCTGTTACCGTTGTTTTGTTTGAAACCTTTTTAATGTCCACAACCGACACGACTGGGTTGCCTAGTTTTGCAAAGGTATCAGTTATGCTTTTACTAATTGCCATTTGGTTAAATACATCGTTACTTGCAGTTGAAGAAATAGCCGACATACCACTAGGATTGACGGTAAGACTGCCACCGCCTGCCATCGCTATCAATCCGCTATTACCAATCCTTGTTTGACCTTTTCCGCTTAATGGCTCAACGGTTACACGTTCACGACCGCCAGGGTTGTCGCCCACTAACAATAAAGTCGGTTTGGTA